CAGGAGCGCCGGTGTCATTTCCACCATACGCTTTGCAACGTCAAAAACGATAGAAGCCTGCTGTCGGTCAGCCGCTGCGCCGTAGACTTCGGCGGACGGCTCGTTATCAGCGTAAAGCAGATACAGTGCAATTGCCGCCGCAAGCTCAGACTTTCCATTTTTCTTCGGGATCTCAACATACGCTGTGCGGAACTGCCTTGTATCGTCTTCTTTGACGATTCCGAAAATATCCCGGATGATCTGCTCCTGCCACGGCAAGAGCCAGAACGGTTTGCCTGCCCAGCGCCCCTTCGTGTGGCAGAGGTTTTCGATAAAACGAACAGCCCTGTCCGCCTTTGCCGCATCGTAATGAGAATCCGGCAGCATGAAACGGGTGGGCTGATAGTTTGTAAGTTTCGGATAGTTTGTCGGTCTTTCTCTTGCTTTTGCTGTTCTTGCCATCAGCCGCCTCCCAGAAGTGCATCCATATCGTCAACCGCAGCGTCCTTCATATCTGCACCGGCAGTGATACGGCTTCTTGCCGCAGGGGTCAGTCCGAACTGCTCGGCGATCTTGTTCATGATCTTCAGGTAGGTCTGCGCAATGGACACCTGTGGCACCTGCTGCCAGTAGCCGCTTTTGGTCTTGACGATCGTGCCGTGCTGCGTCATGAATTCCTCGGCTTCCTTACATCGTGCGTATGCCTGACAATAGGATGCGAATGCCGCCTGATCGACCTCTGTCAGAACGCCGATCTGCTCTAGCTGCTTTGATAGCCTGCGCCATTCCTTTTTCGCTTCGGGTTCCAGCCATTTCGGACAGGGCGGTGCTTTTTTCACAGGCTTCGGCTCTGCCTCATTCAGCGGACGCTTGCCCGGATTGCCTTCCAGTTCCTTGATCGCTGTGGGTTTTGGTTTTCTGCCTCTCTGAGCCATCCGCATCACTCCTTCCTCGTAAAATTGAGCATAAGAAAAAGGCCTGCGTCATGCAAGCCTTTTCTATGTATATATCCACCATGAAATTATCCGTTCAGCATATCCAGCATCAGTCTTGCGCCGACACGAAAGCCCCTCGTGTAGCTGTCCTCCGAGGTGATCGATTCCATCTGACGATGAATGTCAATCAGTTCCTCTAATTTTTCCGCCTTGTCCGCCGCTAATCCATCTGTAATCAGACTGTGCAGTTCATCTGCACGGGCATTCAGTGCATCGTATTGATCTGCCCTGACCTTGATATCGGTCGGTGCGCTGATCCTGCCGCAGTATAACTCACTGATCGCTCCCATCCGCTTCACCTCCTTGCCGTGGGGAGATGGGGCGGCTTATGCTGCCGCCTATTGTCTTTCTTCTCAGTTGAACTTGTCGAGAAGCATCTGAAGAACTGCCTTGGTGTCCTTATCCGCCGCCTTGACATCCATCCCACGGTCGTAATTGAAGACAGTCTCGCCGTTGCGTTCAATCCAGATCTTCGAGGCTCTGCCCTCTTTGTAGCCGAACTCGCTGGGTTCCTCGAAGTGCTTCACGCTGTAGCGGTATGCGCTCCCGTTGTAGTTGATCGTGCCGTGTGTCCACATGGTGTTTACCTCGTTCTTTAGTAGTTTTCGGTGGGCTTTCCGCCCTTCCGTTGTACCCATATTACCATGATCTGCGAACAATATCAAGCGGCTAAACTACCAGAATGTGCAGGGCGATTTTTCGGAATTTGTTGTACATATTATTCCTTGCCGCAGGAGGCTCACAGTTGCACCGTGTGGGGCGTTTTTCTGCAAGGTCATATTATCCGCAGGAGCATTGAAAGCCGCGACACGGGCGAATGCGGCGCGGAACAGCCCCTCCGCAGAAGGACTGCTCCGTTTTGCCGGTCAGCCGCCGTAGTTCTCCTCGATGTACTGCGTGCCGTCATCTTCGGTAACGATGCTGGGGAAGCGCACCTTGTGTCCCTGTTCGGTCATGATACTTGCCGCAAGGTCGGCGATCTCACCGAGGAATGCCATATCCCATTCGAGGTCGGGGTTCTCTGTCAGCACCTTGCAGAATTCAAAGGCCGCCTCATAGATCTCATCGTTTCGGTCTGCCTGTGCATCGGTCAGCTCCAGATTCTCGCCCTCGGCGGCAGGCTGCATGTTTTTGTTTTCTTCCATGTAAATGTCCTCCGTTTTTTTGTATTCGGTCGGCTTTGCGCCTTCCGTTGTGTCACATATTACCATGATCTGCGAACAATATCAAGCGGCTAAACTGCCAGAATGTGCAGGGCGATTTTTCGCCGAAAGTTGTACATATTATGCCTTGCCGTAAAACGCACCAGAACGCGCCGTGTGGGGCGGTTATCCGCACGGTCAAAGTTATCCACAGGAAAGCCGTAAGCCCCACACGGGCGAACGTGGTGCAAATCAGGGCTTGCTTTTCCTTCCCAGTTCGTATGCACGCTCCAGCATCCGGCTGACCTCCCGCAGACTGATGCCCGGAAAATTATGCTCGGCGTTGGTATCATCGTAGGGATCGTCCTTTTCGCCATAGGGTGTCAGACCACCGGCAAATCGGATGCCGTAGGATTCCTCTGTTGCGATCTGCTCCAGAGCTTTTCTTGTTTCGTTATCCATGTATGCACTCCTTTCGAGATGCCGCCCCTCCGAAGAAGGGCGGCTCGTTTTTCAGTCGGCGAAGTTCTCAAGGTAGTCGGTGATCGCTTTTGCAATCTTGGTGTAGTCTGCTGTGGTGGGGTGGTAGTTGTACCATTCGCTTTCTCCGCGGTATGTCCATGCGTGAATCGTGTCTTTGCCTGCCCAGTGGTCGCTGAAGCGGATGACGATCTCGTCGATCTTGCCCTCGCTGCGGTTCAGAACCGTGATTCGGATCGCAGGGTAGTTTTCTGCAACCCCAAGCGTTGTGAAGGCTGCCTTCACCGTCGTGGTCTCCGTCAGGCGGGCAATGCACGCTCTGCCGACCAGCTTGGGGTTCTTCAGGGCGGCGACCTTTGCGGTCATTTTCTTCAGCTCAGTTTCAAAAAAGTTCATGGTGGAATCCTCCGTTTGTTGTATTCGGCGGGCCGTTTGCCCTTCCGTTGTACACATATTAACTCTTTTCGGAATATATATCAAGCGACTAAAACTACAGATCAGAAAAGGCGTATTTTCGAAGGATTTGTACATATTATGCCTTGCTCACAAATGCACACAGTTGCGCCGTGTGGGGCTTGCAGCGCAGGGCATCTGTATGCGTTCCTTCCTGCATCCACGCCGCAGGGGGCGCTGTGCCGCCCCGGTGGGGCGACCGGCTCATCTGCCGGTCATCCATTCCCATTCGCTTTCGCAGGCGTCTGCGTACTCTGCCTCGAAAAGGGCGTCGTCGTCAATCCATTCGGTTTCGTAGTCGATCTCCTCGATGCCCTCGAAGGTCGTGCCGTTTGCTGCGGCGTCCTCCTGTGCAAGGCTGTCGGCGTTCTCCTCAACCCAAGCTCTGAAGTCCTCTGCGTCAAGCTCGTCCTCGTTCTCAATTTCCAGTTCGTAGCCCTCGTCCTCGGTGTCGTACCAAAGGATCGTTGCGCTTCTGATCGCCTCGCGCTCGTTCCAGTCGTCTCTTCCTGCCATTGCTCTTGCCTTTGCCAATCCGTAGCTGATCATTGTTTTTTCCTCCGCTTTTTGTTGTTTTCGGTGGGCTTTGCCCTTCCGTTGTGTACATATTAACTCTTTTAGCGAATATTATCAAGCGGCTAAATGTACAGAAGAAAAACGGCGGATTTCCGCAGGAATTGTACATATTATGACGGACAAAAACAGCACCGGAAACCGGTGCGGAGGTGGGGCAGAACCGTAGCTCTGCCCTTATGATTTCACAACATAATGCGGATGCCTTCGACCTCGTAGTCATCCATGACGTGGTATTCCGTATCGTTGCGGGTAATGGTATCCAGCCCGTAGACCGTGCATCCGAGCCTGCGCATCTGGTGGAGCGCCTCGATCAGTGCGGTGCTTTTTGCAGTGACCACGAAGGTTGAAACTTTTGCGATGCGCAGCGTGGAGAGAAAATCCTCCATGTCGGACTCGCCCGGAAGGTCGGTGACCTCAAATTCGCTGCTGTTGTGACGCTTGCTGTCCTTGTAGTTCCACAGAGCTTTTCTTGCACCGAGGCTGTAGCCCGACTTCTGACCATTGCTTTTGCGTTCGTAGATGTTACGATCCATCTGTTCAAATGTGTAACTGATATCCATGTAATTTCTCCTTTCGGCATTCGGCTGCCCGGTGAAGGGCAGCCC